TCTTCAGCGTAATCAAAACCAGGCTGTATACCAATCACATCAACGTTGAAAAATCCATAATCTGCAATGCTGTAGTTTTCAGTATCAGTCGGCAGACCAACAGTGACTTGTTCAGTAACAGAGTATGTCTGCGTAATTATATCACTATACCCGTCTGTCTTTGGCGTACGATCAATAGAAAATGTATCAAAGTGATGTCTATTATCTGTTTTTGTCGAAACAACTGTAGTTGTCGTACTTGTACTTGTTGGAGCAGGTGAGAACGCAACTGGTTCCGTAGGACTGCTTGAGCCTCCTCCGCCACACGCTGTCAATGTTGTGAAAATTACTGAGCCTGCTAGTTTATTACTATGCAACATGTTTACAATTCCCTCTAAATTTAAATCCTGGGCAACTACACTTACCATCTTGGATAGTGTATACTTTACCGTTTGAACCTTGCACTGTGATAGTGCCAGGTGCTAACTCTTCTTCACGCTCACCAATTTTCTTAAACTTTCTGCGTGATTTACTGAACTGCTTCATTGGGTTCTTGAACACTGTGTCATTGTGCTGAACAAGTTGTCCTGCACCATTCACATGGTAAATACCGTTAGCGATATTTTGATCACCCCAATCAGTCACTTCCTGCAATATTTCTATCATGTCTACTCCGACAACTCTTTATACATAAGCATGTTTTCAACTTCCTCTGCAGACATCAAATCTACTTTTCTTATGCGCTCAATGTCTGACAATACATGATTACCATCCTTGTATTCGGTTTCGCACACATAACACTCTGCAGCAATTTTTTCCAGTAACTTTATAGGAACTAGCAATCGACCGTAGTGGTCGATCCTAGCATACTGGCATTTCATAAGCGTACTCCTAACTAAACAATACACACATTATACCAGAAAAACTGGTAAAAGTCAATGTTTTTGTGGTATTGTAAGTTGTTGAAAACTAAAGGATTACGAAATTAATTAGGCTAGAACTAGCAGTCATGGTACTATTTAAGTTGTAATTCGAACAGTATTACACACAAGTTCTAGACACTTCGTGTCTTACCTTACTGCTTTCATGCAATCGTTGCACTCATGCATTCAATTGTAAGATATGTTTTTTTAGTTCTTATAAGAACTAAAGAAGTTATCATGAAAGTGGAGCCATAATTCACCCGCTTGCACGGGTGAAAAAATATGAAGGGTTCTATCATGCTGGTCATCATGATGAGCTTCGCCATCTCTAGCTCGGGCGTATTAATGGGAAGTGGTGAGCCTTGTCTCCCCTACGCTACCGTCACTGCTTTCGCACTCACGGAAAACTATATAACTTTGCAGAGTTCAGTTATACAATTTCACAGGTTGCTTTTTCTCAGAGCCTGTATCATCTAATACTGTTGTCGTGTGTCTGTATCTCATTTACCGCCATACATTCCAGATCTGATGCCTATTTAAGGCGCCTCAAGGAAACCGATTTTGTCCTCGGTGGGGTGGTGTATGGACCTGTGTAGTGCCATGTGTGCCATGTGTGCCATGTGTTAATAATTATGTGTTGTCTAATGATTCTTTTAGTATTTTTGAACCGCCTACTCTGACGTTAATTATACCGTTATAATACTCGTCTGTCAAGAGGACTTTGCGGTCAAATTGTTCCTTTGCTTCTAGATAACTAGCAACTCCTCTACTAGGGCAGTAGTACAAAATTTCGCGAGTAAAGTTTTCTTCGCCCAACTTTAGTACATCTTCCTGCAGATGATCTGAACTGCCCCAGTAAGTACGCCAGTCACTTTCTTTAGTGCCACGGCGTTTGTTCTTCTTTCCTTTTAAGGGAGGCTTGGTTGTTTTGAACTTTGCTAGTTTCTTGCCAACATATTTCATATCGTTGACATTATTTGTGATTAAGTATACGAATGCTTCACAATCTTCCGGAAGTGTATCTACTGTTTTACCGTTATATGTCCACTCACTCATCGACAAGACCAACTGTGTATATATTTGTTTTCTGTAATGGTACTTATGTCCACATCGTGGTCGAGCAGTTCGCCTAGTGGCAAGTAACCTATTGCAAGTCTAGGGTCACGCCATTCAAACGGTATCTTGTGTTGTATATCTCTGTAAAACATAAACATGCTGATCATCAAGTTATCGAGATCATGCTGGTTAGTGAACTTGTCATCGCCAAGCCAACAGTAAACAGTGTTGCACATTTTGTTTGTTAGTTGTATTTGTTCTGCTGGAATATCGATGTCTCTGTCACCGAATAATTCTAAAAAGTGTTTGCCAACATGCGGATAGTTCATGTATAAAGTGCCGAACTTTTTTTGAGGGGTAAACATAGTGTATGCTTCTTCCGGTAGATCAACACCCTCATCCTCGCATGCAAATAAAAATCGTTTACCGTTATAGCCGCGGCTAATATCTTCTAAGTGATGAATATTGTAGTTAAACATTCTTAACAGTTCCCGGACTTCTCCGGTATGCTCGTCGTGCAACCTTGGAAAATTTTCGTGCAACATGTTTAAATTTTCCTGACCAGTATCTGCAATAAGTCCCAATTGTTGTAATTGCTGACTGATACGTAATAATTCTTCTTCAACAGATTCTTTAGTCTCGTCAAAATTATAAAACTGTGTCCTACTCACTACTCGATTTTCTTGTGTCGACATACGTTCGTAAAAAAGCCGACTTACTGAATTATCGTATAATTTGTAAGTCAGCGTTAAGTCGGCATTTTCTCCAAGGTGTAAGTCTAGTATCATGTTCCTACTATTTCAATATCGTTACTGTAGCTGGTAAATCCGCCTTCTTTAATAACATACAGGACATTGTTAACTCGACCTTGTAATTCTTCTTTGTGGCTAATTAAGAAAACGTTTTTGTTTGACTCTCTACCCATCTTCTTCAGAACAGCAAGTGCGTTTTCTACACCAGTCGTGTCCATACCACTATCTACAAGCTCGTCGATACACATCAAGTTCATGGGCTGATTTAAACTTTCGTAAATATCTCTGAATGCCCAACTCATGCCTAGTATTAAACGGTTTCTCTCACCCCTACTCAAATTGTCAAAGTCTAAATCTCTACCGTACTCTGTTATATCAACAGACAGATCGTTATTAAATTTAACTTCGTGGGGCAAGCCTAACTTATCTAAGTAGTAACTTAATCTATAGTTGAGATACTGCAAGTTTTGATCAATGATCTTTTTACGAATAAAACTGTCCTTGCTAGTTAATAACTTGTGCAAAAACTCTTGGTGCTCTCTTAACGAATCTAGCGAATTCATTGTTTCGTAGTCAACTTCTTCAAATCCAGTTTCTCTCAGAACTTCTATTTGTTCTACATACGGATTTTTTTCTAGACGTTTTTCTTCGAGCTGTGTCGTCAAAGATTCTAAGTTATGTTTGTGCTCGTATGCTTCTTCGATAGTTGGATAAAATGTCTTATCGCACTCCGGCACTGTTATGGTGTTAAGTGCAATAGCAACTTCTTTTAATTTGTTATATTGTTCTGTGTGATGCGATATTTCAGAATCCAACTTTTCTTGTAATTCAGTTTTATACTCAGCATGCGTACTTAAATGTGCGGTGTCTTGTCCACACGCAGGGCACACACCTGCTTCAGCATCTTCTATATTGCTTTTTAAATCTGAGATTCTTGTTTCACTACGATTACAACTATTGGTTAATGTTTTAGACTCTTTGTTTAGAGTATCCCATTGCATTTGCAAATCTTTTGCATCAGACATGCACTTGTGTCGTTCAATTTCATCATCTACATCTAATGCAGACAATGTTGTCAATGCTGTGGACATTTGTGTGAGTTTATCTGTAAAGCTCTTTCCCCATGCAGCACTTCTGGTTTCTATCTCTTTTACATTTTTTTCAATTCGACTATTAGAATCTGATACTGCCTTTATGCGCATTTCTTCTTCTTTCATCTGATCTTTAGTTTCTTTTAGTCGCTCTTTCAAAACTTCAGCTTTGAGACTAATCTCAGTAATACCTAACAACTGCTCAATCATTTCTTTTTGATCATTAGTTTTCATGGACAGAAATGGATCAGTGTACGTGTTTAAAGCAATTAAGTGTTTAAACATATTATGCGGAAAGCCGATGACTTTTTCTATATCTCGCTGTGTCTCTCTGCTATCGCCTTGCTGCTCGTCGTCCTTGCTTTCAATACCATCCACAAAGAATTTTAAAACGTTTGGCCGACGACCCCGCTCAATGCGATAATCGGTGCCATTAATCTCAAAATCTACAGTAGTGATCATGCCTTTACCATTAGTCTTGTTGATAAGGTTGTCACGTCGAATATTTGTTAGGGCTTCTCCGTACATTGCGTAACTGAGGGCATTAATAATAGTAGTTTTGCCAGTACCGTTTCTACTGCCATCACCGCCTAAGTCTAAATTATTGCCTAGTACCAATGTTAATTGATTAGCATCGAAGTTCACAGCTTGGAGATTATTCCCCACACTCATAAAGTTTTTTGCACTTACATTTTTAATCTTTAACATATTAAACGTCAATTTCCCTATACAGTTCTATTAATTTTTTATTGTTAATTGTGTTACTCTCTATAGTTTCTAGTTGACTAATAACAATCTGGTCAACACTTTCGAATGTTATTTCAGACCCCTCGAACGCTTCCTCTTCTTCCTTAACAGGCAGTAGTTGTAAGTCCCTAACTTTATATTTCTCATGGAAAGTTTCCCTAATAAAGTTAGCTTCTTCATAACTAATATTCACATCAATTTTTATTCTTGCATGTGTCTGTTCTTCCAGCCAGCGTTCAGGATCTTCTAATAATTCTCGAAGACCTAGCATAATATACTTAGGACACTGATCCCAATTTACATATTGTGGCTCACCTCCCCACTCCAAAAACATAGCACCTCGGTCAGTGTCCGCTACATCTGAATAATTGTGTGGGAATGCATTTCCTATGTAATGTATATTACCTTTGTATTGGCGTTTATGAAAATGTCCACTAAAAACATAGTCGGGATTACCTAGATCAGATGCCTTTACTCCACCATGATCTGGCATTTCCACCATTGCATTCATCTTAAAGTAAGGTAATTCGAAGTGACCAAACATGTATTTGCAATCTAGTTTGTTTAATTTCTTATGCTCGTCTCCCACTAACCATGGAATTATTGCTACACCGTCTTTAACAAACCATTCATCCACCATAACAAAATTTGACAAGTCTCTTGCAAATTCGATACTATTCAGATCACGCTTTTCTCTATAATAAAGATCATGATTACCTGTTATGAAATATACTTTCTTAAACGCATCGTTGAGACGCTTTAAGTCCTTGATAGTTGCATTCATAGTTGCAATATTGATGCTTGCTCTATGGTGATGCCAGTCTCCTAGAAAAAAGCATGTTTCACAATCACGGGCTTTTGCCTCAGCTAGAAACCAAGTAATATAGTTCTCACAATCGATCAAATGCTGTTTGCTATTTTGTTTTAAGCCGTAGTGAATATCTGTGAAACACGCAGCCTTCTCAAAAAGATTAGCCATTTGTTTATTCCTCAGTAGGAGATTCTAGTGCAGCTTCAGCAACCGTCCGTAAATTTTTAACAGACTCTTCGTGTGCTAACTGTCTGCTATAGCTGGGCAGGTGTCCTTGTTCAATTAAGATGTCATCTCGAATTGTTTGATTACGCTTTTCTAAGTTTAGTACCCTTGTGAAACTGTTGTTCACAGTTGCAGTGTAATATGCAAACGGGTTGTCGGATTTAGCTTCATTAAACTGCAAACCAATTTGAGATAATTGCACTAATGCTTGCCCTCTCATCTCGTCTACATACGTATAGCCTCGCCAGTTACCACGCTGACTATAACGTTCAACAAGTTTCATGAACATTCTTCCTAATTCGTTAGTAATTTTTCCATGGTCAACACTAAACATTCCGTTGCTTAAACTACCTTTCCAGTGAGATCGAGCAACTTCATTAGGATTAATACCTGAGTCATTTAAAACATAGTGTTTCCATGGTGGAAAGTTCACTTTTGCTTTTGTGTCAGCAACGGTTTTAGTTGTTTTTTTACGCCCCGGTGCATCCGGTATGTGATCAAATGTCATTACCCGAAAAACAATTTCACTTGTTGGGAAATCATCCGGATTTATAGCAAAATCTTTTTGCTTAGGCTTCTTATTTTTTTCCCAGCCACCTGCGGCAATAGCTGCTTGATAGCGTTCTGTTGCTAATTTGCTTGCTTTATTTTTCTTAGCAGTTGCAATAGTGTCAGCGTCGATTTCTTCGAGACTATTGACAATGATGTCTTGATTTGCAAACATTTCATCCTGCACATAGCAGTATGTAAGTTTACTTTTATGGATTTCTTTAAGAATATCTTTGTTATTAAGATAATTTACTCTTCTTGGTTGGCTCATTTGTTCTCCTCAAAACTATGATTCGTTTATATCGCACACTAGTATACACAAATTTACATGAATAGTCAATAAATTTTTTGCATACTTGAGAATTAAAGTATGTTTTTATTTATTCAGATAAATACTTTTAGGAGAGTAATTATGACTACAGCAGGCGGAAAATTTATAGATTTGCAAGATACAGTGCCAGCACCCAAGGTGGACTGGCGAGCTCGGATACGCCCGAAGAGAGGCGGCGAAGACTTTGCTTACGGTATGTCGTCTGGTAACGGAAGTATACTACAGCCGTTAAAAGATAGGGGCGGTATAGTGTTTCCTTATACACCTAACTTGTTCTTACAGAGTTCAGTAGACTATAACGAAGCTGCTCAACACGGGTCTAATTATCCGTTTTACACTTACTTAAATTCTAAACCAGCTGTTATTCCTGTACAGGGAAAATGGACTGCTAATACGCAAGAAGAAGCGCAATATTTGTTAGCAGTATTCCACTTCCTGCGTAGTGTAACTAAGTCATACTATGGCGACAGTGCAGTTGAAGCTGGTAACTACGGCACACCACCTCCAGTAATGTTATTTGAATATTTGGGACAGTTTGGATTTAATAAAGTTCCTGTAATTATAAGAAGCTATAGTTTTAATTTACCAGACAGCGTGGATTATGTGCCAGTCGAAGTCGGCTCAGGCGCCAAAAAGACTACTACATACATGCCAACTGAAACAGAAATTATGATAGACATGGCCCCTCAATATACATATAAGAAGCTAAGGAAACGCTTTGACCTAGACGCATTTACAAGCGGAAAGGACTACAATAGAGGATTTATTTAACAGTGGCTAATATACACTCCGATCAGAGCTTTTTAAAGAATGCAAAACTGCGTGGGTTGTATCTAGACGTAAATAATCTGCCCAAGATACCTAAGAGTATGGGAGATACTGTTTACGAAATAGAAGCAAGATATGAAAACAGACCGGATTTACTAGCATCTAAACTTTATGGCAGTGTACAACTGTGGTGGGTATTTGCTTTGAGAAACCCAGATTTACTTATAGACCCGTTAGAGGATTTTACAGCAGGTAAAACAATATTTTTACCCACACAACAAACAATTAACACAGTGATCAGGTAACACATGACAACAGCAAACGACAGCAACTACTTCGATCCTATACTTGGTGGCAACGTTGCTCCTAATATATTAGATGAATTCGACAACGTAAGCTACAATCTTAAACTTTATATGATACCTTTCCAGTACTGGAAAAATGGTGAAAAGAAAGCCCCGCCAAATGAGACAGTTGTGATAGCCCAAACTAGTGTTACGGGTGTTCAGATAGATGACCTTTCTATGAATTTTGTTATGAATCAACGAGGTCTAGGCACAAGTGTTAGAGCAGATTTTACGTTGATACAACCAAGCGCAGCAGATTTGTTAGATCAGATAATGTCTGCTCGTGTTACAACAGGACATAATTTATACGCAGATGTCCCCTTATTTTTAGAAATTGTTTTTCAAGGCTACGAATCAAGTATAGATGATCCGGACACTAAGGGCGTACCAGTCACAGCCGCTGGGCCGTTTGTTTACCAATTGCAAGTAAACACTGTCGAAATAGCTATAGATGATGTCGGCAGCCGTTATGATTTCGGTTGTAGTGTTGGATCAACAAATTCCCATACAGACGAATATTTTAAAATCCCTAAAGATATGTCTTTAAGAGGGAAAACAATATTAGAGTATGTAACGGATCTAGAATCTAAACTTGCGCAATACAGAGATGACAATCTACACGAAGAAGAAAATCATGATGTAATTAAATTTGACATGACAGATGTAGAAACAAAGTTAGGCGACATGTCGTTAGCGTACCAAGCAAAAGAAAATGCTGAACAAATTAATAGGTTACTTAACGCAGAGCAGGCGGGTGTAACTACTAGAGAAGAATTTGAAAAATTATTAGAAGACGATCCTACGAGTTTGGACGGAGGCATCACAGCTGACAAATCGTTTTCAGGAATTACTACTGTTAACTTTACTGAAAAAACAACCATGCAGCAGATATTCACAACAATATTTGCAATGAGTAATAGTTTCTTAGATAAAGCATCTCGGAAGAAAGTATTCGAAGATCCGCAAATCGACGAGTCTGGACTGAATCTAAATGAGACATTCACTATGTGGTACAGCTTGGAAAGCTCTGTGGAATATGGTGAATACGATTCCCGAAGAAACAAATATTCCAAAACAGTTACATGGAAACCTGTTATATACAAAACAGCAGATGAAAAGAATGCCGTTAGCCAAAAGGAGTTTGACTTAGACGAAACAGCCGTGCAAACTCGTATTAAAGAAATTGGTGTTAAAAAAGCATACCATTATTTGTTTACAGGACTGAATGATCAGATATTAAAAGTAGACATTAAATACAAAAATGCACAATTATTAATGGCCCCGTCCGGCGGAAGTATGGGTAGTGTCAGTACTAACGCTAACCCTATAACACCCGATATTAAAAGTAACCATGATTCGTCAGGGACAACACAAAACGCAGAAATAAGTTCAGCATTAGACAAAAAACAGGTTAACGCAATAGCCAACGACATTGAACAAAATGGCGGTGCGTCTTTAAGACCACTAGCACAACGTTTGGGCAAAGACAATGCATGGATTGCTAGTGTTGCAGCAGACGAAAGCAGACGACAGCAAGTTGCAGCACAAGTAGTATACCTTAACAACAGAGGCCAAGACCCGTTAGGATTTTATAACACAGCACCTGCAGATAATTCGACTACATCATCAACTACGGCACCCGGAGCAATTCCATATAAACCTGAACCAAGCGGATTTACATATGCTGCAGATTTGCTCGACACCCTAGGAGGTTCCGACACAGTTATTGGCGAAGTAGTACAAGCAGGAAACAATAGAGCAGCATGGAAGGCGTTAGCCACGGCTGCAACAACAGACCCAGCAGATACAAATCCTAGACCTAGCATAGAATACGGTACACATGTAGTAAACCAAGGAGCAAGTACTGAAGACGGCTCGTATAAAGCTACTTTATTTGGATACATGTATAATAATGCAAACCATGCAGACATCCTCATAGATTTAAATTTAGGTATTCGGGGAGATCCTTGGTATTTGGGTAAGCCTTATAAGGCAGGAGAAAAGGACAATAACGATTTGCCAGCCGCAGACATGGAAGACGAGTCCACGTCTGAGTATATTGTGAGAGAGAAGTCAGATAACTATTATTTGTTTACTATGCAAACTCCGCGTGTTATTGACCCGGACGTAGAAGACGAAGATTTTAACACAGGATATATGGCAAGAGTCGGAACAAGCTATTTTATAAGCGGCATATATTCCATAATATCTTACACAGTATCTTTTTCCGGAGGCATGTTCAGTGTTGACATGGACAAGTCTCCCAAATTAACATCGCTGAGTTTATCAAAATATACACCACCAACTGGGACAACACCTTAAATGTCATATACACCTAACAGTTCTAGGCTTTCAAAAACAAATACCCGGGACAAACTTCGAGGTTCTGCAGATCTAGACTTCGGTATCTATATTGGTGAAGTCATTGTACGCCCGAAAGACTCGACACACAGCGGCAGGATTCCTGTGTATATTCCTATGCTCGGCAAAGATAGGGACGATCCGTCGGGTTATTACTACGCATACTGGACGAGTCCATTTGCAGGAAGTACGCCTAGTGCAAAGATTGGAGAAAATACAGATCAGTTCTCCCACACACAAAAGAGCTACGGCATGTGGATGGTTCCACCAGATCCAGGCAATTTTGTTTTAGTAGCTTTTGCAGACGGTAAAAAGAAATTTCCTATTATCGTGTCTTGTTTATTTCCTGACCAATTACAATTTATGGTCCCGGGCAATGCGGCCACGTCTGTTCCCGGAGCGACTATACCAGCTCCAGCGGCGGAAATAAATCGTCGGGTAAATAATCCCAACCATGGCTATACCACTACACGACCTTTGCACCCTAATACAACGTTACCTGTACTTAACCAAGGACTAATTTTAGATCCTATTAGAGGACTAACAACATCCAGCGCACGTAGAGAATCTCCCAGCGAAGTTTTTGGTATATTAACTCCTGGTCCGGATAAATTATCTCCAGGGACAGCAAAAGTAGACGGCACTAATAGAATGGGCGGTCATAGTTTTGTGATGGATGATAACTTGGACCAAAGACATATTAGATTACGCACAGGCGGCGGCGCTCAAATCTTAATGGATGACACGCACGAATTATTGTATGTTATAAATCACCGAGGGACAGCATGGGCAGAAATTAATGCGGCCGGTGACATAAATCTGTATTCCGACAAAACATATACAGTAAGAGCCCGGGGCGATATTAATTTGAAGTCAGACAGTAACGTTAACATTGATGCGCAGGTTGCTGTCAATGTTAACGCTGGTAACCTGGCACTTGCTGGTGATACAAACGGACAAATTAATATTCAGTCTAGTGGCATAATTAACAACAAAACTGGTGGTGGCGGCTATAATGTTGATGTACAGGACGAAGGCCCGATAGATTTATACGCAACTGGGCCTATGAGAATGGCTACCGCAGTTAGTATGAATTTAACTTCCAGTGAAAGCACGTTTATAACATCAGCAGCATCAATGAATTTTAAAGCTGGCGGAGCCGTAAATTCACAAGCAGGTGGCAGAAACAATGTATTAGGATCCACGGTTCACTTGAATGACGGTGGGTCAGCTGAACAAGCAACAATGCCTGATGCTGTAGATTTTCTAGAAACATTTGCGTTTCAAGAGCCGCCAAATGCTGTACCTGAATTTGAATATGACGAAGATGCTGTGTCAGGCTCAACCAACCCATTCCCTACAGACGGCCAACGCCCTGGCGATCTTACGCAACTTGTCTCTATATGTACTGAATTGACTACTAGAGAGCCTTGGTACGGACATATTATAGAAACTAAAAAGCAAGGAAATGCTTTGGCTATAGACCAGGACAGTAATAATGATTCCGCAATAGCTAATTTAGAGCCACAATCAATAGGAAGTGATACACAACCGCCTGTACAACCAGAAGTTGGAAGACCAGGTGACACTGTGGGGCTGATACAACCAGTTGCATATCAATTACCAAACGGCAGCAGAGCAAACCTACAGCCACCCGGGCAGACACTACCCACAGGAACTACTGCGCTGTTTGGTCCTGTACAACCGCCACAAGGTTTTAATATTAAGCCCACTGTATTAAAGTCAGCTGCAGAATTAGGCGATCCTGCAAATCAAGCTATGGCCGACAAAATGGCACAAACGGCACAAATGCAATCAGGCATAATAGTAAATACTCCTGTAAAAACATCAGTTGGCTCACCGGTACAGGCTATGAGTAAGATGCGAGACTGGGGTAACAGAGGGTTCGATAACAGCGAAGAACAAGATGTCACTCCGGCAAATCAACTAGTCGGCCATGTTGTTGGAAAAAACCATTTTTTATCTCCAGTAGAGCTAGACAGAAATGTAGTGATACAAGGTAACCCAGGAAGTTATGTTGCAGGAGAAACGCATGCAGGGCCAATAGTAGTAAAGCCAACTGCAGAGCTACCGTTTAGAACAGCGACAGGTAGTGTGGTGACAGTTGACCAGGCAAGTAGGTTAGTGAAAGACCGCCGATACTCAGAACTTACTGCTATGGGAGCAACACGTAACACCGAAGGCAACGGCTGGCAACTAAGCGATGTTCAAGACCTCGGCCGTCAAGTCACTATGTACGAGTTAGATAGAACAATGACTGAGCAACAAGGAACATTATTACTGGAAGCAGACTTGAACAATGCAAGACAGTATATCTCTAAAAGTTTAAAACGTTCACCGGGCCTTTCAAAC